GGTTTCGGTTTCAGGAGAGCAAGGCAAGGATCAACGCGATCCGGCATAGGGTCGAGGGGGAGATTAGGCTGCGCGGGATTTCGCGGCTTGCGCGGCCGGGACTGAACCGGCTTGTCAGCATCCTGCAGGAGCGGCTTTGGTTTTGGCGGCTTTGTCATGCCGCCATCCCATCAGCAATGTCTTAAAAAGCAATTGCCCAATTCGTGTTATTGACTTCGGCCACGACGCGGAGCCCGAAACCGGGAAACGAACTCAAAAAAATCTGTCGGCACGGGAACAATATGCTCCGTTGATCGTAAAACCTTCGGGTCGTGCGGAGATTCGTTACACTTCGCTGTATGCGACCCACCTCAACCTTAGCCCCGCTCCATTGTGGGGCTTTTTTTGTGTCTGCGGTCTCGCCAGACTTGCAGCGCACCTTCGTGCAGCAGCGGTTTTGAGGACATGCGAGGCGGCTTTGTCATGCCGTCAGTTCAGCAGCAACACCTTAAAAAGCAATTGACCTAGATGGGTTATTGACTCCTCCCGCCACGAGAACATATTGGGAACACCGTTGGTGCGGCAGCAAACCCAATCCATCGACATGCGGCGGTCAAAAAAATCTCTAGCGAGGATCCGCATGATTTTCCGAAAGCCCAATTTCCAAGGAGACTACTTCGTCCATGCCATCGACATCGTCGACAAGAGGGGAAAACTCGTCGACCACATCGGCGGTATCAATAATGTCGTGGTGGCAAATGTCGCCTTCGAAGAGCTGCGGCACTACCATTCCAAGAACGACGTGCTGATTTTACGCGATGGCGCCAGGGTGATGCGCAGATCAAGGGGATTCGATCGCGATCGCGAACGGTTGATGGAGAGCAGCAGAACATCAGACCCATGGGAAAAGGATGACGATGAGGGGCTTTGGCCGGAATAAGCTATGGCGCGCGGGCAATCACCTATCGAGCGGCCTGGGCCGACAGCCACGATTGACGATATCCCCATCTGGTATGCGCTGGTTGCAGCGTGTCCGGATTGCCCGAGGGGTACCGTCATCGATCGTGAGCCGCTGATAAGGCGATACGGCAAGAACGCGCGGCTGCACGATCTGGAGCGGCAGCTTAAGTGCACGAAGTGCGGAGGCCGAGGCCGCTGCAGGTTTGCGGCCAAGAAGATACCAAGGTGACGAGGGGAATATGAGCGATACCGACAAGCCGGCGCTGACGAATGCGCCGCAAATGTATGTCCATTATTGCGAGGAAGGCGGATGCAAGGAGTGGGGAGGTTTCGGCCGCAGCGCCACAAAGGACGAGGCTCCTCGCTGGTGGTGCTGGGAGCACTTCCCCGATCACTTTAAAGGCGGCTGGGTCGTCAATTCGAGGTAGGGCGGGCCGAGACCTTTGTCTCGACCGGCCGCAGGTGCCAGTCGACGCGGCCCAGTTCGTCGAGTTGATCCGAGAACAAAAGAAGCGTCGTTGCTGCGATAATGCCGGAGAGGATCACAGCGACGATCGCCCGCGCGATGTTATCCCGCGGCACTCGCGCACCTTCCGTACCGCGCGCCAGGATCATCAGGAAAACGGAAAATGCACCCATGACCATGATGACGCCGGTGACCGGCGAATAGACCAGATAGTCGGGTCTGCCAGTCCATCGCAGGATGTTGCCCCACAACCGCTGCACTGACATGAAGAACAGAATTTGGAATATGCTGAATGCGAAGAAATCGGCATAGTCCTGCCCGTCTCGCATCGACCGCGCTGCCGGCTTGAACCATTGCACCATCGCCACAAGGCAGGAGCCCATGACCAGCGCCGAGGCGACCTCCTGGAATTCGTACCAGGACAAAATGGAAGCGGATAGCCAGGTCATCAAAGCTGTGATGAGGAATAGGTAGGCGATCAGGCTCCGGCGCAGTCGTTTCATTTGGCATGCCTTTCATCGAGCTTTTTCAAGGTTTCCTGGGCGATGCGCCGCGCCCAGTGCATTTGCATTGCATGATCTGCCAGGGCTTCGGTTAGCCTGCCTTCCGCCTCGTTCAGCTGCTGGCGCTTGTCTTCCGAGAGCAATGGGCGCACCCTCTGATCGCTGCGGGGCTTCAAGAACGGGAGCAGCTTCATGCCATCTCCTTTTTGGCTTGGACGGCGAACTGCACTTTCTGGGTCGCCGTGAAATCGGTGATCGCATCGATAATCTTCTGATATTCGACCACCCGCTTTTCGGTCAGCGCCTCAAATTCCTTCCGCATGTGCGCGACATCGCTGTCGTATCGCTTCCTGTCCTTGCCGCGACCGTGCTGGGAAAGGAGAAACAGCCCGAGGAACAACAGCGTCGTGAAGCCCAACACCCCTTGAGTGAAGGCGTATTCGGTGAATAATTTTATGATGCCGACTTCTTCCACGCGTTTCCGCCTCAGGTGATGGGATCGAAATTTTTAGCGTCGGCCATGCTTAGTTTCCCGACTTTTGATATCGGCTGGTGAGGTCGTCATAGAACTGCACCACCCTCCCCTGGCGCGCGTTGGCGCGATCGAGCGCCTGTCGCTCGCGGGCGAGGATCGCAATCAGCGGCTGGCCTTCCACGACGGGTGCGTGGGCTTCCTGCTTGCGGAGGTCATCGGGAAGCGGCGGAAGAGCAATACCGGCTTGCGCCTGCCCTTTGGTGGTAGCCGCACTGTTGAGGCGCTCAGTGGCGGAGCAGCCAGTCACGATCAGCAGCAGTGACAGCGCAAGCGCGGTTCTTTTCCGAAAGCTGGAGCTCATAGGATTGGATCTCGGTTTCGAGTGTGTCTTTGGCCGTCTGCTCGGCAGCCTCGGCGGCCGCGAGGCGCTTGCGGTGCTCTTCGCTGGCCTGGGCGGCGGCGTTGCGCTGGCGCTCCATCTCGGCCGCCTGGGCTTCGGCTGCAGTCTTCTCGGCCAGCAGGACGTAGCCGGCGCGCGCCTCACGCGCCGCCGAGGGATAGCCGATCGAAACGGCATAGAGGTGATAGAGCATCAGGCCTGCGGCCACGCCTGCCCCGAGCTTGAGAGCGTCCACAAATCCGAACATCAAATCCCCTCGAGGCAGAACTGACGTTCCTTCTGCCGGCGCCGGGTCAGGCCCGGGAAGACGATGCCGGCGGCGCGATTCCACTTCAAAAGCGCCTCGCAGCCCTCCGCCGTCTTGCCCTGATTGATGAGCTTTACCGCGCTCGAGCCGCAGGCGGCTTTGACGCCGACGTTGTAGCTGAATGAGGTCAGCGCGACGAAACGGGCATCCGGCAGCGGAACCTTGACGCATTTCTCTATCCCGGCCGCATAGGTCTGCAGCTCCAGAGACAGCAGCGCCTTGCACTGCTCCACCGTCTTGTAGTCCCCCGGTTTCACTCCATTGGTGCTGCCGTAACAGATCGTCCACGGCTGCCCTCGTGTCGCCGGATCGGGATAGGCGTTCTGCCGCAGCCCCTCGAACGATCCAACGAGCGCCACGGCCATAGCCGCGGCGGCACTACCCTTCTGCAGGCGGTTTGCCATTCAAATCTCCTGAAACTTTTTGCTGGACGAAGATGCGGGCGATGATCGCCGCGACAGCCAAGAGGCCGGTGATCGCCGACATGGCGAGCTGGATGTAAATGTTCTTCGCCACCCAGGTTGCGGCGACGAAGGTATAAATCGGCTCGAGGATGATGAAGAACAACGCCAGCACCATCAGCCGCACCGACCAGGCACGCTTGAGCACCTCGCGCCAGTTATGGACGAGCATGGGTAGTCTCCTGTTTGGGGATGACGGCTTCAGCCGTTATGTGGCAAGCGGCAGAGGACGTTACGCCGCAAGCCTCGCTTCGAAGTAGGGGTCTACGTAAGGCACCATACCGGCGGACACCTTGGCTGCCATGTTGGCGTGGGGGGTGCTGCCAGGGTGGATTTCATCGTTCGGATAGGTCGTGTAGTCGCCTGCCTCTGCGATGATGTCATGGTACTTGTCCACTAGACCATCAGCTTTTGCCGCCAGCCACGCGTTGTAGTCATTGCGGACTGTGTTCTGGGCGCCCGTGAGGGTGCCTCTGGGGATGATCGAAGAGGCGTGGACTCGGAGGTAGCAACCATACGGCCCCACGATGGAGCGGGCATAGGCGGCCAAGTCCGTGAAGCGGGCCTTCATGGTCGCAAGGTCTGCCGACGCTGCGATGTCGTTAGTGCCGAGCTGGATGAAGATGTCCGTGACGTAGGGCCACAGGAGCTTCTGGACCGGCGCAACGGCAACCATCTGGTTCTGGATCTTATTGGCGTCGATGCCCTGCTTGTGCCACGGGAAGCAGTGCCCGTTGACCGACCTCATCGCACGGGCGAAGAAGCCCTGCGTGGAAGAGGTGTTCGTGTCGTCCTTGAAGTAGCCGATGCTGTCCAGGACGCCAATGACGCATGCCATGGGGACATAAGGGATACCCAGGACCATGGCTGGAGGGCAAGCTGGGCCTGCCGAGGTACCCGAGTTGTTTAGTACGCCACCACCTGCTCTGAGGAGCTGTGAGCCCCCTGTCGTTCGTAAGCCCTGGGAGCCAACGCCGTTGTTGGTCACTGAGGACATGGTGTCCGTCACCAGGGGGACCGTGCGGTAGAAGCCGCTGTAGTTGGTGGTGTCTGCGTCCCACTCCATACCCGCTACGGGGTCTGTGAGGATGATCTCGCCGGGGTTAGTTACCCCAGTGTTGCCCCCAGCGTAGAGTGACCTCACCGGGGTATTCACACCAGTCAGCTTCTCGGCTGCTCGTTGCCACGTCATCGTGTTGGCGGGGGACTGGATCTCAACGCCTGACCCCGGGGCCACATAGGCGTGAGCATCCAAAAACCTGATGTTCTTGACCTTGGCGGGTCCGACTACGTGACCATTCCGGCCCTGCCCGTTGGTATTGCTACCTGCAAGGGCAACTGGGGGAGCGTTAGGGAAGTACGTATCGCCAGTCACGAGCTGGAGTCGGAAGGGGTCTGGATAGCCGCGTTTTGAGAGCAGCAGCCGCCTTGTTGCGCGCGCGACTGCCATTTTAGACGTCCACGCTATGCAGGGTGATCTTGTAAACTTCGCTGTTGGCCGCCGGCGTGTAGCCGCCGGCTGTCACTAGATAGGCAGAGATATCGGCGGTCACGAGCTTCATCTGCTTGTTGACGCCGGTAAAGTCGCAATAGAGCGTACCGCCGCCGACAAGGACCGGAGCGCCGAGATCGATGAAGCAAAGGAAGGGTCCGCGGTCCGTACCCGCCCAGGTGAACGCCGCATTATCGGCGATGGCTGATGGAGGTGCGGAGCTGTAGAGATAGAGCCGGAAGCTCGTCATCCCGGATGGGATCGCCGCGATATCAACTTCCAGCTCGGCCCGGGTGATCAGGATCGATCCTCCCGACTTGCCGATCGCCGCGAAGTTCAGCACCCCGCCCCCCGTCTGCCCAACGACGTCGCCCGCCGTGTAGGCCGTCACGTTCGCTGGCCTGGTGAGTGTCACCGCGACATCATGCGCCGTCGATTTCTGGTCGACCGGTATGGCCGGCTGATCGGTCGCGATGTTGACGGCTGGGCTCTGTGCCACCGTTCTCACACCGAGCTGCGCAACCAAGCCGGTGCCGAGCGAAGCGGTGACGGCATCAACCGAGGCTTTGACGGCATCAACCGAGGTCTTAAGCGCCTTTGTGCGCTCAAGCAGCGAATTCGCCGTTGGGTTTGCCGTCACCTCTCCGAGAAGCTTTGCGATCGCCGTCAAGGTTGCGACATCGATCGGGTCGCCATTGGCGTCGAGAACTGTAGCCTGATCCACTTGTGCCATTTAAATCACCTGTCCGATGTACTGGGAGTTGCCGATGGAACTGAAATCGAGAGAAGGCGGCGCCGGAGGAGCCACAGGCGGGTTGATCCCGCCGAAGGTTCGCGTGATCGCCATCGTCGCGGTTGAGGTCGGATCGAGAATTGCTGTGAACGGAACTTCCATGACGACAGCCCGGCCGTTGCCCGGGCCGATCGGCGAGCCGTTTGTCAGCTTCACTTTGGGGATGCTGATTTCGTAGGAATTGTTGACCGCATCGGTAAGCGTTGCTGCTATCCCGATGTCCGAGTGGTCGATGATCGCTTGATAGAGATCCGCGCTCTCGAAGACCGCCGTCAGGCTGCCCGTCACGTCGAACAGGCCCAGGCCGAAATCGTAGACCTCATATCGCCCGACAACGTCGACGGCGTAGAGGTTGTTGTTCACCCTGATGGAAAGCGACTGGAGCTTGGGTGTGGCTGCGAGGCCTGTTATCGAAAGAGACGCGACGTTCAACGCCGCATTGAATACTGGCGTCGTCGTGGCGTCGATATACGTCGATCCTGAGACTACTGTTGTTGCCGGATCGGGGCTTCCGACACCGAGAATCCCCCAATTTGCCGTGACGTTCTGTTTAGCGTTCAGCTGGAGATCGAGAGTGTTGATCCGGCACCCTAGGTAACGGGTGAACACATCAGTCACGCCCATTTCGAACCGCTTCTCAAAAGCCAGCGTCTTTACCTGGACGCTGTTCTTCAGAGCGGATCCCGACCAAGATCCACAAAGGAGGGCAGCGAACCAATCATCGAAGGTGAAAAAGGAAAGGAGCGTGTTGACGGGGCCGGTCACCTGCCGTCCAACGTCCGTGACATCAGTCCGATTACGATCGTCCCGAACCTCGTCGGAGCTGATCGTCTGCTTATCCAGCGTCAGCCCCTCGCTGACGTAACGGGCGGTCTGCCAAGACGGATTCGCGGGGATAACGCCCGGCGTCGTCTCTTTGACAAACGCGAGCTGCGTCTGTGAGCCGTGGGCTACAGTCATATTAGGCTCCATCTATCGGGATTGCCCACGTCTTCAGACGTTGGCGGCGCGCTTGCCTAAGACGCGGATCTGGCGATCATGTAGTCGGCGCGGGCCATATCACGGCATCGTAGGCGGCCTGTGCCGCGTCGGCGTCCTCGGCCGATGCGATCGCCGCTTTACCGCCAAGGCGCGCGGATTCGATCTCGGCGCCGATCATCTGCCACTGCGCATAGGCCGCGACTACGATCTGAGCCACTTCGGCGAGACTGTCGGCTGTAATTCCAACCTCTGCCGAAAGCATAGGGAAATCGCTCGGCTGCGGATCCTCGGAAGCAACAAAGGCCTTCGCCTCTGCCGCCTTCGCTTGATAGGTCATGGCCTGCCCGGCTCCAGGCGTGATGTATTTCAGCCGCTCGAACTCCGCGGCGGTGTCGAGCGCGCTCCTCAGCTGCACTTTCAGCTCTTCTAGCGTCGGCTCCGGCGGCGTTGGCTCTTCCGGGTTTTCCGGACTTTCCGGCTGATGGACCCCAAAGCCCCCGTCAATGCTCACGACAAGACCGTTGATCATGCCGTCGATCGCCGCCGCATATTGCTCGTTGGTGATCTCAAGAGCGCCGGGAAACGGGTCTGTGGCGACCTTTCCATTGGCTGCGTACGGCATTATGCGATCCTCATATAGGCTTTGACGCTTAAGTTTTTCATGCGGGTTTCCGTGGCGGTACGCGCGACAAGCGCCGCATTGAAACCTATTGTTCTCATGGCGATGTCAGCGCCGCTCACAGCGACTGGCGTAGCTTGTCCGTTGGCACCGCTATCAAACATTGCCCCGCCATAATTCGTCACCATTTCGCCGCCGCCGCCGGCGTTGGTGCGGCGAAGATCAAACGTGCCGCTGATGTTTTGAACGGCGTCGTTCTGAGTGTTGTTGGGGGATGTAGACGGGCGCTCGATTCGGCTTTCCGTATTCAACAAGTGGATCGTTTGCCCAAGCATGGGTGACGAGGCATAGTTGATCACGGCGGTAGCCGCTACCAGCGGCGCCGATCCGGACACGCTCTCAGTCGTCAGTTTTCCGTTGTTGAAGGCGCCGACCCCGGTTAGGCCCGACGTCAACTCGATCCAGATTGTGTCGGACGTCGTGGAAGGAGGAATGTCGACACCGGTAAGCCCGGTGTTCAACATAATCACTTCGCCGATGGCACGCGATCGCCATTTCAACACCGGATTGGTAAGAGCGGCGGCTATTGCGTCGGCGTTTGTCCCGTCGCTATAGGTGATTTTTCCAGTCGCAATATCCAGCGTTAGAACGAGATTATCGTCCGAGCCATCGTAGAAATAGAGCTTCCGCTGACCGGCGGTGGCGGTCGAGACCCAAAACGATCCGTCGACTGCATAGGCCGGACGCGAGGAGCCTGAATGGCCACTCACCACAGCCTTGAAATTGTCGTCGATCCGCGCTGCCATCGTTGTTGGCGACGCGGGGCCGACTGTCGGGACGCTGAAGATTGCCGCCTGACTCATTGGACGTATCCATATCCTTTTGCCACATAGTCGAAAGTTCGCGCTACCGGCGCACCCGACGCATTTCGGAAGATGATTGTGAAGCCGCCCGACGTCTTGCCGGTGATCTGGTAGTAGTCGCCGGTCTGCATGTTTTGGGCTGCTATGGAGACGCCACTGAGCACGTAGTACGCCGGCGAAAAGCCGACCGTGAGGCCGCTTGTCGACACGACCAGGTCGTTCTCGGCAATCACCCGATCCGGCATATCGACCGTGACCGAAAGCGTTTCCACCACGGGTGTGACGTCGAATTGCTGCGAAAGCAGTCGCGCGCGGAATCGGTAGGCGCGCGCCGCAACGTCTGACGTCACCAGCTCCGCCCAGTCGCTCCATGCCGGGCTCCCCGAAGGGTCGTCCACCGTGGATGAGATCTCAACCCGCACATTCCACAGTGCATCCGAGGCCATTCCAAAGAATTCAGGAATGTCGAACCAGTCGCCGCGCTTAAATAGGTCAAGACTGGCGACGAGGCCGTAGGCCGACACTTCGGCGCTCACTCTGGATGTATGCACCTCGCCGAGGTCGATGATGTCTGCGAAATCGTAAACTCCCTCGGTCAGGAAGCCGCTGATCGACAAAAAATAGTCTTCGACAGAGAACCAGTCGGCCAACTCGAACAAGTTGGTGGCCGTATCGAGCTGCAGAACGCCACCGAGAGCAACAACGCCGCTCTTGGCGCCAAGGAAGTCCGGCGCATCAGCCATCGCCTCGACGGCGTTGAAGGCGGTCAGCGGATTGACGGTGCTGACGATCAATGCCGCATTTACCGATTGAAGACCGGCGAAATTGACCGCTTTAATCAAGTAAGTGCCGACCATTGCCGCGACCTGCGTCTGAGAACCGATGACGTTGGTTCGCAGGGTCGATGCAGTCTGCCATGTCACCCCGCTGATCGAGGGAGAAAAGCGGATCTCGCAATGTGAAAACGCCTGGTCGGCCTGCAGCGTCCATTGCAGCAGGGCGATATCGCCGCTGATCCCGATCCTGAAATCCTGCACATCGGCGGGGTTCGAGGCGAGGATGCTGCAGATAAACGACCCGATCAGGAAACCAGAAAGCTCCCCGCTTGCGAACACAGCACGAATCCTCACATCGTAGACACCAGTCGCCAGATTGACGATGCGAGCCTGAGGCGCGCTCACACTTGGTATCGTGATCCAGAATTCGTCGCCGGTGGCTCGATACTGCACGATATAGGACGCCCCTGCTCCAGCATTCGGCGCCTGCCATGCTAGGTCGACCGCCGATGTCGCCGGCGACGTCGTCCAGATCGTCTCGACATAGGATAGACCTGTCGGAGCCGAGGCTCGGTAGTCCGGAATGGGCGCGATGCCCGTCTGGAATGGCGGTATCGTACCGGTATCGGCCTGCATGATGCCGGGGGCATCATCCACCAGCTCCAGCCGCGCGGAGAGATCCTGCCGTGCCGTGATGCTCTTCACGCGCAGGACGACGCTTTCGAACCCCTTTTCTCCGAAGAGAGCGAGATCACCAGGCGCCGGCAAGTCACCAGCATCGGAAAACTCGAAGGTGTCGAACTCGCCGTCGGCCCCAACGATCGTCCTGACGATCGACGAGCCGTCGGCGGCACGGAACCGCATGGAATAGGTCTTGCCGGACTGCATCGTCAGCAGATCGTCGAGGACAACGCCCTCTGGCGAGGAGATGACCGTTCGCACCCTGGCCGTCCCGGCGCCCCACATGACGACGTCATGATTGACGCGCACGCGATCGCCGCGCGTGCACACCAGATGCTCGAAGTCGGTATCAAGCGAATAGGTCTCCCGCTGCAGCCGCAGCTGCGCGATGTGATAGCGACCATGCTTCCAGATCAGGTTCGGATCAGTGACGCCTGAGAATTCGATGCCTTCCAATTTTGTGGCATTGCTTTTGTTGTAGCCGTCGTCATAGACAACCCGCTCGTCGTTCAGATAGCTGTTGTCTCGATTGATGAATTTGACCCGGAAGGCATGCGGGAGATCCGCGAAAGCCCGAACCGACGAGAAGTTGGCAGAGTTACGCGGCGAGAAATGCTGCACGATGGGCGAATCTGGCACATCCCAGACAACTCCCCACCGACCATCGCGATAAGATACGGCTGCCCGGCCGGCCGCGGCTATTTCTGTCAGCCGATCATAGACCGATTTTTGTTCACTCGCGACTAGGTCGAACGTAAAACCCCTCGCCAAACAATATGCGCGCCACGAATGGATGCTGTCGAAATCAATTTGTGCGTCCGGCACCGGCCGCGCATTGCCGTTGCCCCTGAGGACTTGCATGAAATGGTCTGCAGGGTTCCTGGTATCCTGTGCGTGCAGCCAGGCCTCGCCGTCCCAGATCGGGATTTTAGGGGTGGCGAGGCAGTTGAAGGTGTTGACCGTACCATTCAGCTGTCCAGTTGCCTTGATCCGCATGGCGATCAGCGTCAAGGGTTTCGGGAAGTTGATGACCGGCTCGTTCCGTCGCCCGCGAACCGCGGTCCAGTAGACCGTCTCTGAGACGTTGTCCTTGCCTACGTAGTCAGGTGTCGATTTGCGGGTGCGGACATCATACTTCCCGCGCGCTACGCCATTGGCGAGTGTCCGGCGCACCGCCTGCGGTGAATTCGAAGTCAGGTCGATCGTGCCAAGCGAGAGCCATGTGCTGCTCGTCGAGAGTTTGTACTGAACCTCCACCCAGACCGTATAATAGACGCGATTGCCTTTCGACGTGTATCGATACGTTCCGTTCGGCGCGCTCACATCAACCGAGATCTCATCGATGTCGTCCGCGGTCGTCCGCTCGACCCAGCCTGTCGGGCCGTCGAGGAGAACGGAAACATCCTCCTGATAGACTGGCTTTGTGTAGAGCGTCAGCGGTGTAGCGGTGTGGTCCTCAATGATCTCGATGTTCAGATTTTCGAACTTCGATATCGGCGTCTCACCAATCTTCAAATCGGAAACGGCGATCGGCCCGTAGCCGACAACGAACAGCATCCGCAAATATTGATCATCGCCGACAAGTTCGGTGTAAGCTCCGGCCGCATACGGTGGTGAGATGCGGTGCACCCCGAAGATTTCGGGTATCGCCCCATATTGAGCTGCAGTGTTTTGCGCGCCTCCGATCGAATAGAGCGTTTTGGCAGACGGCAGAGAATCCGGCTTGGCCACCGGAAAAAGCGCGTTGATGATCAAAGAGCCGGCGATGGAAATGCCAGCTCCGATCAGGCCGGTCGCCACACTCGCTGCTGCACCCGTAAGGCCGAGGAGCGTGCCGGCGATCCAAGGCGCTGCCACCGCTGCGAAGATGGCGACGACCAGGCCAGCAATCATGCGTAGAGCACCCTTGCCGGGCACCTTGACGATGACAACGGAGACGCCTGGCTTCACGCGCACGCGCGGCCAATTCCGCTGCTCGATCACATGGCCACCGAGGGAGATATGCAGCCGCACCGGATCGAGCCCGCAGCATGAGATAATCTCATCGATCGACAGACCGGCCGGCACCACGACATGCTCGCGGTGCTGGCGCAGCGGCGATCGACGGATGTAGACATCGACCCTTTCATCTGGCGCGATAATCTGGGCATCCGCGTTGCGGACGGTCAGCATGGGTTATACCTGAAGTAACCGGCGATGCGGCTTCGCCAGCGCATGCCACCCATCCGTTCGATCTGCGAGGGATGCGGTCCCTCCGAATGCAGCATCTGCCCATTGCCGATGAACACCCCGACATGGCTTTCGTCGCGACCGACGCGCATCAACACGCAATCTCCCGGCGCCGGCGCCTTGACCTCTACCCAATGCTGGGCCTTTTCGGCACCGATCAGTTGCGAGATCTCGCGTCGGTGGAAATCCACGTCGGTCATTTCGGCTGAATACGAGGGGATCGGCGTGCCGCGGACGTCCCGGAAATAGAGGAACAGGATGCCCCAGCAATCTGCACCGTCGTAATCGCGACCGTGCGGCACATAGGGAATCCCGACAAATCTCTCCATCAAAACAGCCCCGGAAACGCACCGGGCGTGAACTGCCCGGCCGGATGCGGTTCATTGATCAAGGGATCGGCAACAATGGTGTTCGAGATAGTGAGATCCTCGATCGTCGCATCCGACATCTGAAGCACCGGCACAGTTATCTCCACCGTGTCGGGGTCTGAGGCCATGATGATTTCCAACTTGACGCTCGGTGGCGTCGCGAAGGTACGCAGGAGCACCACCAGCGTGCGGTCGATATTGTCCAACGTCAGCTGCACCCGTGGAGCGCTATCGCTCTTGTCGTCCGGGAGGGTGAACTCGAACGGCAGGAAGATATACTGTTCGCCCCGACTTTCAGTCCCGTAGATCAGCGGATCCTCCGAAAGACGTGTGGTCGGATCGCTGGAAATATAGATCGGCTCTTCCAGGCTCTCGTGCGTCACCGTCAGGAGGCAGATCGGAACCTCGTCCGTCTCCTGCGCATAAATAGCGCTTCGAAACGCCGCGCTCAGATCCCTCATGGCAACACCTCGAGACCGATTTGCACGCGCCAAATAATCCCGATCGGCGTATAGGAAGCCGGCTGGCGCATCCTTACCAACAGCGGCGAGCCGCCATGGGGATCGGGGAAATTGAAAGCTTTCGAACGATCTTTGATGTCGTTCTTCACGAAAGACTTAAAGGCCTGACGCTGAGCCTCGCTCATCTCCATGCTCCCGGTGATCGGCTGGACGTTCGATGTCGTGCGCCGGCGAACCTTCGCCGGCCCGACTGACACGTTGCTCGCGAGAAGATTGTCGGCGTCCTCTTCAGAATAGCCGTCCTTCAAGAAGGCCTGCGGCAGTTCGGCCGGCCAAGATGGGACTGTCATCGGCGCGCGAGCCCTTCCGAAAGACCGAATTGCGACTTCGCTGCTCTGCGCGAGCTCGAGCCAGGTGTGTTGAGTTTGGCGGCAACGACCTCGTCGATGACCACGTCGAACTGCGGGCCGTCGTTCGTATCGCGCCGCTGCGTCCGGACATTCGATGAGGTGTTGTTGATGACGTTGAATTTCACATTCAGGTTCGCCGCAGATCTCGATGCGAGAAGCCCTTCCGTCACCTTGTTGGGAACGACCTGCGCGCCACGCGGGAGGTTCACCAGCTCTCGGCCGTTTTCGCCGACCATGGCGACGCCGCCAGGCGCATTATCGGTACCGTTTGCATAGCCGCGGACAAGGAAGCTGCCGAATGTCGTATTCGGCGCCCAGAGAGCGCTTGTCGGCGAAATGCCGCCAAACAATTTCCCAAGGCCTCCGAGGCCTCCGGATGGACTGTTGACGCCATTTGCCGCCGCCATGAGCTGCTGCGAGAACTGGCCGATGCCATTCCCAAGGTTGCCCAGGCCCTGCGCTGTGTTGTTGACGGCCGGCCCGAGACTGTTGAGGCCGCCACCAAATCCACTCAGACCCTTCGTTGCGACGCTAGCGGAAGAACTGAGCTTGTTGACCGCATCGGCGGCGCTCTCCATGTTCTGGTTGGCACCGATCCCCTGCCACTTGCTAATTCCCGCCTTGCCGGCGCCATACCACGCGCCCCAGCCGTTTTTGGCCGCATGGTCGAGCGCGAAATCAACGCCTGCAGGCCCATTCGCAGCGACAGCCGGATCGAGGCCGGTTTTCGCCATGAATGAGTTCCCAAGACCCCCGCCCTTATAGAGCTGGAATGGACCGAAGGACGGCTCCTGGACGCCATTCTTGAAATAGTTTGACTGCAAGTTCCAGCTGCTGAGACCACCTTCAGAGCGCGCAACAGCAAGTGCTGTGCTTGGATCGATGCCGCGCTGGGCAGCCGCCTTGGCAATGTAGGAAGCGATATCCGTTTGCGGGATCTGCGTGATCGTGGATTTGACAGCTTGGTCGATAAGACCGCCGCGCCGGCTGAGCGTCTCAACGGACGGCAGCACGGCAGAGGTGACGTTGCCGGTAACGACGCCTGGCAGGTTCTGGTTGGCTGCCGCGGGAATGTTGCCGTTGGCGCTAAGGAGGCCACCGAGCGCTCCAGCCGTCCCGCCGTTGATTACGACGTTCGCGGCGGTGACGTTCATTGCACCGACGCTGCGATCGCCGAGGAGTCCGCCTAGTGCGCCGCTTCCGCCCTTGGCCAGGTCAGAGAAGGTTCCGAGGTTAGTTCCGAAGGCACCATTTTTCAGCGGGTTGGCCACGCCTAGCTCAAGAACCGTCTTCGTGACGTCCTTCAGCACGCTGTTCAAGACATCGACCGGCTTTTCACCATTGACGATACCGTCGACGACAGTGTCGATCGCGCTGGTACCGGCATTGCGATAGGTATCCCAGGCATCCTTGCTGCGATCGAGGGCGAGGTTCTGATCCACAATGGCGCCTGCAACTTCGCGGATTGCTGCCGCCTGCTTCCCCGCGGCATCGATGCCAAGATCACGGATCTTCCGCTCGGCATCGAAGCGCGCCAGCGTTTGCGCCTGGACGGCCGGCGTCTCGCCGACGACGGCTTGCTGAGCCCGCAGACGCTCCAGCGCGTCGGTTTGGCTCTTGATATAGTCGGTCGCCGAGGCCTGCCGCTGCTCCTCTGCCAACCCGGCGTATGACCGCCGCAGATCGTCGAGGATTTCCTTCAGTTCAGTCTTTCGCTCGCCTTCGGCCGTGTCGTAAGCCAAAACGAGGGGGCGAAGCGCCAATTCCTCCTGAAGCTTGCTCTGCGCCTCGCCGCGCGTAATCGTCCCGGCGGCAACCTGCTGGTCGAGCTTCAGCCGGATCGCCAGTTCGGATTGCATGTCGGCGATTTGCGAGCGATTGCCGGAAAGGAACTCCTCTATGGCCATCGTGTAAGCGCGCTGCGCCGCCGCATTGGCTTCCGTGGCGCTGACTTCCTGCAGACTGAGCTCGATACGCGTGCGGCGCTGGATCAGCTCAGCGCGCAGGATCGGATTGCGTTCGTTGCTCGCGGCGATATCGAGCTTCTCGATCTCCGTCAGGCGCGTCTGGCGGCTGAGCAGCGCCTCAAGCAGCGTCTTTTTAGCCTCGAGGGCGGAGTTGATGCGCTCCTCCTGCTCCGCGCTTGTTCCGGCCCGCTGCGCCTCGAGCGTCGCGATCTGATTTTGCAGCGTCTGGATCTGCATCAGATTGCCGACGGCCGGCGACTGGTCGGCGACGCCAACGGCGGCAACGCCTGCGTTGGACAGCCGGGCGCTTTCGCGATCGCGCGCTGCCTGCTCGTCGCGCTGGCGCTTCTGCTCCTGCAACTCCTGCAGGCGGGTCGAGTCCGCGAAGGGCTGAAGATTGGTCGGCGAGAAGAGGCTGAACAAACTGGAGAGCGGATTGCTCTTCAGCCGCTCCTGCACCTTCTCGGCTTCCGCGATCTGCTCTTCCAGCGAAGGGCCATAAATGGAGCGGTCTACCGCCTGCCCGAGCTTATCGAACGCCCAACCCGCGAAGGTACCAACGTTTTGCCAGGCCCGGCCCAGTGCGGTTGTGGCTTCGGTCGCCTTGGCAAGCCGGTTCGGCAATGCATCAAGCAGCACGCTCTGGGCTTCGGTCAGGCGGTTCTGCGCTGCGAGGTTCGAAGCATATTCGGCCGTCTTGGCGTCGATCAGACCGTATTGCCGCGAAAGGGCCTCAGCCGCGATAGCAGGATCGGCAAACATCTGCGCCAGGGTCTCCCCGGCTTTCGACGAATCCTGACCGATGGTAACGCCGAAATTCTTCGAGATCCCGATCAGGCGCTCGTAGTTCTCCGATCCGATCTTGCCCGTCCGGAGGAACTGAACCTCCATATCTCGAGCCGCTTTGATCGAGATGCCGGCAGCAGCGGCGCCGGCTTGGGCGGATGCTTCAAGCTGATCCCGGCTGCCCGCCACAGCGCGGCCCAGGCCGCTCGCCGCTGTGTCCACCGCCTTAACCGAGACGATGTAATCGTTCCACGCCTTGGCGGCGGTTCCGAGGACGGCGACGGTGCCGGCGATCGCCAGCGTAGCTGCGCCAGTCGAACTGACCAGGCTCTTGATTGCCGTGCTGTCGGCCGCGAAGATCTGCGCGATCTGCGGTCCCTGCTGAAGCGCGACCTGAGAAAGCGGCATACCGAGCGCGAGTGACTGCGCAACGTCGGTGCCCTGATAGAGCAGGTTCGTCAGCTGATAGCTCGGCAATCCGCTGACGCCGCCCTTCTTCTGGCGGTTCAGCTCTGTCGAATACGCGTCGTAACGCTGACGGGCGACCAGCTGGGCCCTGCCGAGCTCTTCGGTCGAGATCGCGCCGCGATCCGCGAGGCTCTGATACTCGGCCAGTTCGGCGTTCAGACGGCTTTGCGCGGCGCTCAACGGGTCGATCTGCGCGCGCACGGCGGCAACCTGCCGCTCGAGCTGCTCGGCCGCCTGCGCACTTTCCTCGAAAACGCTCGCGGAAGCACGCGCCGACGTGCCGTAACCGTTGATCCCGAGGCGATCATTCAGATCGGACGAGAACGACGCCCCCTGCTGCTGCCGGCGAAGCCTGTCCAGTTCATCCTGCTGGGCGAACTGCTGCGCGAAAACGGCTGCGGAGTCCCGTGCCGAGGTCCCTGCCCCGCCGGAGAAGCGACGGTTCAAATCGGCCGCGAAATTCTGGGCCTCCTGCTCCGCACGCATGCGGGCAATTTCGAACTGGCGGGTGAAGACGGCGGCCGACTGGGCTGCGGTGTTATCGTTCGCCGAGCCAACACCCAGGCGCTGGTTGAATGCGGACTGAGCGCGATCGGCCGCCTGCGCTTCCCTCGCCTCCTGCGCAAGCCGGGCATACTCTTCGCGCTGGCGCTTGGCTGCGGCGGCAACCGCATCATGCTTCGTGACGATCGCCTCGAGCGCGCGTTCGTATCCGCCAGTGATTTGCACGCCGAGGCGCTCGGCTTCTGCCAGATCATTGAGTTCACCCGAGAGTCGCTGCGCGGAAACGTAGGTGGGGTCAAACTGCTGGCGTAGCTGCTCGATCCGCGCGGACATCGCCGTCGCGGACTCGGCGACCGTGCTCTGGCTCAGCCTGGAATTGACGTTCTCGATCGCCGACGCGAGGCCGGTGTAGCCGCGCTTGGTCAGCTCGGCCGCATCGGCAACCAGGCCGAACCGCTTCTGCAGGCCGGTATAGATCAGCTCAAGGTGCTCGACAGAAGCGGCGCTGGTATCCTGCGAGCGCGCAAGACGAACGAGTTCGGAGTTGAACTTGGCGGCGTTGCCGTAGCCGTCGACATAGGTTCGGCTCAGGCGCTCGAGCAGCGGGACGGCCGAGGATACTTTGATGGTAAGACCGTCGACGGCCTGGCCGGCAGCCCTGCTTGAATCCGTCCCTGCGCGATCGGCGGCGACCTTTTGGTTCATGCCGGCGACATATCGCCCGGCATCGAAATCAGATGTGACGCGCAGAGTGCGCAACTCTACAGCCATTTGTCTATCCTTCGATACGGGGTGATATGGCCAGCGCCGGAACGCGCCGCTATTCCTTGTCGGTCTTCAACCGCTCGGCCTCGATCTCAAGGAAAACTCGATCGAGAGCGTACATGGTCTGGAGAAATCGCCCGAAGTCGTTTCCGGTGATGCCGTGATCCCGGGCATAGGTGCTGAGGGCCACGTAGGAGATGGGCGTTTGGCCGCCGAAGGCGCCGTAGAACCGGTCGTAACGGAGGGCGTCGAAGGCTCTAAAATAGAGATCGTGCCACGGACGCGGCTTGAAGCCGCGATCCGATGTTGTCTGAAGCCATGCCTCTTCTGGATTTTCGTCCGCAATCTCGCGAAGCCATTCCGATATTTCTGCCGCCTCCTCGCGTCCTAGTCGGTGACGGAAGGCGGCAATGAGTTTCCCTCTTCGGCCGCGGTGTATTCGACTTCGATCTGGCTGATCTTTGCCGCGCACCATCCGATTGCCTGAACCACGACGCGGTATTCCGGATCGCTCAGCGTCGCCAGCGCCAGTTCCGGCGTATAATCCTCATCCAGCCCCTCCCATCCGTGAAGGATGTGTTCGGCGTACAGCGCGCCGAGCTCGGCGTTGATGACTTCGGTGGGAACTGGCGAGTCTCCATAGATCTTTCCGACGCGCTGGAACATCAGACCGCGAGCCGTCTCGTATTCCGGCATAGTCAAAGCAGAAACGTTGAAACGTACCCCTTCCCAGTCGGGAAAGGGTATCCAATCACCCTTCTTCTCTCGTTCCAGGTTTGCCTTCAGGCTTGTCAGCTTCAGTTTCCGCGATGTCATTGGTGCTGCTTTCTTCCTCGGCTACAGGCGCGTCTTGGGTGAGCTTCTTGGCGCGCATGAGTTTGATGAAATCTGCCGGCATGGGCTCGCTTTCCACGCCGGCGGTGAAGTGGGTTTTGACGTCGTTCGGAAAGCCGGTGAACGACACTGCAGGAATGAAGGTGCCTTTGTACTTGCCAGCCATCACGCAACCGCCCTTGTTACGACCAGAGTTGCTGCGGCGGTTGTGTCGATGATGGCGGTGAAAGGCACCTCCATTACAACGGCGCGACCGTTTCCGGGACCGACGGGCGAGCCGTTTGTCAGCTTCAGCTTCGGAACAGAGAACGTGTACTTATTGCCGGTGCTGGCGCCGATCGTGAAGGTCAGCGACAGATCGCTGTGATTGATGACCGCGTCGAACAGATCCTTGTTCTCGAAGATCGCGGTCATGGACCCCGAGACATCGAAAAGGCCGAAGCCGAAGTCATAGGTCTCGTATTGGCCAATGGCATCAACGGCGTAGACGTTGTTGTTGATGCGCAGCGAGAGCGCTTGCAACTTCGGACTTGCCGTTACGCCGGCGATAACGAGCGAACCGACATTGAGGGCGGCATTCAGGACCGGCGTGGTGGTCGGATCGGTGTAGGTCGCCCCGGTGACAATCGCAGTATCCGGATTTGGACTGCCAATGCCCATCAGGCCCCAATTGGCGGTAACGTTCTGCTTCGCATTCAACTGCAGGTCCAGCGTGTTCACCCGGCAGCCGCGGTACCGGGCATAGACGTCGGTCGCGCCCAGCTCGAATGTTTTTTCGAACGCCAGCGTCTTCACGACATTGCCGTTTTTCAGGACGTTGGTCGCCCAGTCGTTCGCGAGCAAGGCGCTGAGCCAATCGTCGAACGTGCCGTATGACAACAGCGTGTTGATCGGGCCAGTGACCTGGCGCCCGACGTCGGTCACGTCGCTGCGATTCCTGTCCGGCCGAACTTCGTCAGACGACACCGTCTGCTTGTCGAGCGTGAGGCCTTCGGTCACGTAACGCGCTATTTTCCAGGTCGGCGTCGCCGGGATTGTGCCCGGTACCGCCTCCATCACGTACGCAAGGCGTGTCTGCGAGCCGTGAGCTACAGCCATGATAAGGGCTCCATCAGTGGGAAGGGCGCGTCGTCACGACGGGCCAGTGCGCGCTTGCCGAAGGCGCGTGTTCGGCGTCCGGACGGGCCGGAAGTGCTATGATCCAGTGGTGTCGCGCCGATCGAAGCCGATCGTCAGCGTCATCGCGAAGAAGTTGGGAAAGTCCCTGCCCGGCTCGCCGCTGCCGATCGACATGCGCTGAAAGTTCATCGTGTCGACTGGATGCTCGCGGAACAGGTTCGAAAGACGCTTTGCGATCGCCCTCGCCTCACGCGATCCGGTACCGTCCGGAACCATGACGTGGAAATAAGCAGCGCCATCCTCGACCCACTCATTCTGTCCCGGCGCGCCAAAGGTGTCCTGCTCGAGCAGATCTCCGACGATCTCGACATAGACGAACGCCGTCTGGGAATCTGGATCGCTGACCTTGTCGTTCTCGTAGATCACGACCGTCTCCGACCAGGAGTCGAAGAGCACCTCGCTGATCGCGTCGAAAGCTTCCGGACTTGCCATTCAAAGCACCATGGACATGATGACGGCGGGATAGCTGATTGGCATGCCCGCCTGCCGATCTTTCCGTCGTCCCTGGCTGTGCTTAAGCACGTAAGGGATTTCCGGATGAACGCCGGCGGCGATATCCAGCCACTTGGTTTCGAAGAGGTACCCGGCTCCCGTCCGCCCTTCGTTCCCAAAGCGGCGCGCCAGCGCGCGCTTTGTGCCGTCGAAGATCGCAAAACGCTTGGTGCCGAGCAGACCAGCCTCAGCCTTTCGAATGTAGGGCTGGAAGTTGGTGACGATGACCTCGGAGGCCGCGGCCACGTCGGTGTCGTGGGGCACGACCTCACCGTTGACCACGACGATGAATGAGTTGCGAAAGCGGCCACTGCGCACCGGCGAGCGGCGCTGTAGTTCCGAAATCGCATAGGCGATAATCTCAGCCCATAGCGAGAACTGGTAGACGATCGGGCCCGGCGCGATAACCTCGTCTTCGGACTGCGCCAGCCGACCGTTGACGTAAAGCTGGTAGCTCTTGCTCGCGCCGCCGACCTGAGCCCGGCGCAGTTCCGATCGCGCGAAGTCGGCAAGCGCCTTGTTGATGGCTGCCGGCGCGATGCCGGCAGTGGCCAACTGAATTTCGCGCTCAAAAGTCTCGAACGTTGCCATCAGCCGCCTATCATCAGTTTCATGCGCACCAACTCGTTGCGCATCTTGTAGCGTTTCGGCAATTCGACGTTCCGTTCCTTGCCGTCGACCACGATTTTGTCGCCCTTCACGATCGGCAAGAAGCCTCCAACATGCGTTGGGCTTAGGATGACGTTCGAGAACGTGCTGTCGATGCTGCCGGCAAGTTCCTCCGCCTCGAGCGGGCGGACGAAAGCCGGAACGGAGACTTCAATTTTCGGCCGGGGATTGCCGGTCGCAGCCGTATAGCGCCGAAGAATGACGGTCTCTCCGGACTCGTCGAGTGTTCGATCAAGCTCAGCGATCGCTTCCGCGGGCGTGATCATCATGCGATCAGCACATTTCGATAGAGCGCCAGGCGGGCCAGGAGATCTGGCGGTACCGGCGAAAGCTCGGTGCCGGGGATCGCGCCCACCCAGAAATCAAGCTTGCGGGTCTGAACGTCCGGCACTTCGATGCTTTCCGACTTCACAAGCGGGTCGCGAGAGCTGGAGGACAGCCTTAAATGAGCGAGATCGGCGGCGATCGCGACCAGATCGGGGGGAACATCAGCCAAACCCGCGACATATGTCACCTCGATCGTGCCGTTCTGCCAGCACCACGGGCGGCCGCCATTCACTCGTATGAGGATCCCGGCGCCGCGGTTGATGAAAAAGTCGCTGCTGTTGACCGCCGACGAAAGCTCCGTGACGGTTGCGGACACGATAAACCGGCGTGACAGCAGTATTTCGTCGTCGCAATGCTCGTTCCAGATCGTCTCGACGATGGTTTCAGCCTTCAACGACGGGACATTGATGCCATCGGAGGCCACGTTGCATGCGATCGCGATTTCGGCCGAGATCTGCAGGCCCAGCTGGGTGAGCTTGGCATCTTGCGACGTGTCGCCGGCACCTAGACCGGCTGCCTCCCGCAATTGCGGCAAGGTGAGCAAGGAAGGGCTCGGCGCCGGCACGGTAACGGTAAAGTTCTGGCGCATCTGAGCCCTTCCAACGATCAGTGCGGCGCCGGAGCGCCGCCGTGGTTATTCCTGCTGGGCCTTCGGCTTGAGGGCGTCGACATAATCGTCCTTGGTCCTCAGGCCAGTCAGGTCGACTTTCTTCAACTCGGCATAGGCTTCGAGGTCACCCTTGTTCATGGTCTTGAGCTCGGCCTCGCTCAGTTCCTTTGGCTGCGAAGTAGGAAGCGGATCGCCGAACTGATTGGTGGCCTTGTTCTCGCCCGCCACGTTGGTGCCTCCCTGGCTCGCTGCATCCTGCTGCTGGGCCGCGGCATCGGCCTGTATTTGCTGCTGCTGGACAGCGGCGGCTGCGGACGGCGGCGTTGCCTGGCCTGGCGCGGAAAGCGGCTGCTCGAAGACGCCGGAGTTCGGATCGACGGCGGTGATCGCCTGCGCGCCTTCGAATTCCCGCAGCATCTGAGACTTGGCTTCCGAAATGAGGACCGCATGGACCATATTACCGGAGAACGGCGTGCCGCTGCGCGCGATGATCGCCTTGAGATCCTCATCGGAGGCAGCGCTGAGACGCTTGTCGAGAGCGTCGATGATGCGTCGGTTCAGCTCTTCGTCGGCGGGAGTGGCGGAATTGCTCGTTACGGCCTCGATGAAACCGGCATCCTTCAGGCCATGAAACGTCGTGTCCTGAACCGTGTAGCCGGCCGGCGGGAAGTCGTCACCAGCCTTGAGATGCAAGAAATTTGCCCCATCGAACGCGAATGGGAAGCTCTGCTTCACTGTGCCTTTCATGGCGGAAGTCCTTCTGAATTTGTGGTGGAGGAAACCGACGCGCCAGCGCGTCGGCGTTTTTCATCCGCCCTCGGTGCCCCCGACGTTGATTAGGCCGGCGGGTTTGCCGTCGGCCGGAGATTCTGCTTGCCGAGGATCCAGACCGCCGCAAGGAAGACGTTGCCGGTATTGCCGGTCGGGGTGATCGTCGCACGGACATACTGCTTGCCGCCCGTGTAGCCGACTTTGCGGATACCGTTGTCGGCAGCGAAAGTGAATCCCGCGAGCGTCAGGCTCCCGTTCATCTGATCGGCCGGTACCGCCGTTGCGTCGGAAAGGTTCGCGGCATCGCCGTGCTCCATTGTCACTGCAAATGTCGCATCAGCGTCGGCGATGTCTCCGAGGATGATCGCGAGCGCCACGGCTTCCGCGCCGAGACGATTGAGGATCTGCGTGACGAGAGCGGTGTTGTCCGTGGTCGCGGCGGCCGGCGAAATCGCCCGCTTGAAGTCGAGATTGTTGATCAGGTCCCGCATGGGAGCCTCCATGAAGACCGGCGCGCGGCGCGCTGACCGGATGGTGGTTGGGAACGGCGCGGCCGGAACCGCGCCGAGCGAAGCGGTTAGGCCGAAACCACCTGCAGGGCGTAGGCCTCGAAGTCGACGACGTCGCCGCCGACACGCTGGCGCGTGTAGAACTCGACGAATGGCTTCGAGGAATACGGATCGCGCAGGGTGCGGATGCCGAGGCGGTCGACGACGGTGTAACCGGCACGGAAGTCGCCGAATGCTACCGGCAGCGCGCCGGCGCCTACAGACGGCATGTCATCGGCGCGCCGGATGTTGTAGCCAAGCAGGACAGAAGGCTTGCCAGCTTCGAGGCCCGGGCGCCAGATATACTGGTTCTGGTTGTCCTTGAAGAGCATAACAGCGCCGACGGTGCCGCGCTTCATCAGCCAGTTCGCGTTGGCTAGGTACTTGTCCTTCAGCGAGAAGGTCATCGTAACCAAGCCATCCGGCGTCAGGGCCGTTGCGTTGCCGGACGCCACCTGGGCGATGGTGCCACGCACACCGGCCGAACCGGCCGGATAGGTCAAGATGCCACGCGGCTTCTTAATGCCGTTGCCCGAGACGAACGCCAAGGCGCGCATGCGGGCGAACTTTTCCGAAACCTTCCGCTCGAGCCATGCTTCGATATCGATGCCGGCATCTTCGAGCAGCTGCTGCGTTGCCTTCGGCTTCGCATAGATCTCGAAAACCGGAATACGCTGGACGCCCACCTGCGGGGTGGATGTTTCGGGACGCGCGTCCGTCTCACCTACCCAGCCGGCGCCGGCTTCGTCCGTGTCGACCGCGATTTCGATCGCGTCGGTCGTGATGGTCTCGTGATAGGCGAGCTCATCGAGAGGCGACGTTTCGTAAATCTTGGTGATGATCCGGGAGCTGGTCGCCGTCGGCGTCAGGTAGCCGCCGTCCGGGTCAGAGCCGACCAGCATGGCCTTCTGCTCTTCGAGGGAGAGCATGTTCACCTCGCGGCGAAGGGACATTTTGAAGGCGTCTTGGTAGGCTTTGTACTCTTCGATGTTGGTGTCTTCGGGCTTCAGGCTGGTGTTGAGCTTCAGCTCGCCACGACGTGACATCGCAGTGCGCTTAAACTCGGTCGCTTCCAGGATCAGCTTGCCCTGGTCGCCGCCGTTGCCGCCGCCTGGACGGTTCAGCTTCTTCTCGATTTCGAGGATCGCCTTGGCCTCGGTTTCGGCCTTTGCGAGAATCTCGGCGACCTTCTTCTCGATCGCCTCGTGCTTGGCTTCGACGCCGCGGGTCAGGGCCTCGAGATCAGACTTGAGCTGGGTGCCGTCGCCGGCAGACTTACCGGCCCTTTCGGCCAGTTCGCGGACTTCCTTCAGATCCTTTTCCATGCTGGTCTGAAGCGACTTATAGTCCTCACCGACGCGCTTCACCTCGCGCTGGACATCGTCCAGCACGTCCTTGATATCGGGCATAGCGCCCTCCCTTATGAGATGTTGGTCAACCTGCCCGGAGCTTCTTCAGCTCTTCGAGCAGTTCCACCGCCGCCTTCTCATCACGAGAGGACGTCGTGGGTTGGCCCTCAGCCTCACGCTGAAGGTGCTTCTTCACGATTGCGACGGCCTTCACGGCATCGTCACGTGACAGAATGGTTTTCAAATCGCGCTCCAGATCGCGCGGATTGAGAAGATCGAGCGCCTTGACCTGGCCGATCAACGCCTTGTCGTTGGATCCCCATGTCACGATGCTGACCTCCTTGAGGTCGATCTCGTGCAGGACGCGATAAGGGTCCGTGGGCTTGGTGCCCATGGTGTATTTCGTGGCGCGATAGCCGATCGAGAGGCCGTCTAGTTCGCCGGCTTTCAGACCTTCATAGATCATCTGGCCGCGATCGGTATTGAGTGCAAACAGCTCGCCCGAAACCTTCAGGCCCTTGCTGTTTTCCTCCATCGAGGTCCACTTGCCGATCGGCAGCATGTCTTCGACCGGGCCGTAAAAGCCGCCGTGCTGCAGCAGCATCTTCGGCAGCTTGCTCTTGCCTTCCCACTCGCGCAGGGTCGCCTTGAAAGCGCCCTTCTCGATTACGTCGCCGTGGGAATCGAGGTTACCGAAAACCGCGCCGTAGCCGGAAAACGTGCCTTCCTTCGCCGAACCGCCCTCGAACTTGACCTCGATAAGCCCGGTTTCAAGATGATCCATGCCTATTCTCCAGGTGGCGGCAGCGCCGGCGTCGCCGGCGGGGTGAGAAGTATCGGTTTCCCGTTTTCGTCGATGGCGACCATGTTCGCCGGCACATAAAGGCGATCGCCGCCGGTGACTGGTGGAAGCTCGTCGAATCCGCGGATTTCGTTGGGAGTGAGCCAACCCGGGCTACTCTTCCCAAGGGCAGTCGAGTTGTATTCGCCCTTGTCCTTCATGGCAGGGCTAAGAAAATCGGCATCGACAAATCCGGTATAATACCCCTTCTGCCGCTGCTCTTTCTTCAGCAGGAAGAGGTCGCCGGAACCGCCGAAACGGCGATGGATCGGCCGGATGCAGTGAACAAGATGGGCCAGAAACATCTGCTCGGCCGAGGCGAACGTCGCGTTCTTGTCGCCGGAGAAGCCGATCATGATCGGCATTACGCGAAGAACTTCGCAGATCCGCTCGACCTGGAATTTTCTGGTTTCGACGTGCTGCGAGTCCACGCCCGTCATCTGAATGGGAGAGAACTTGGCTGCACGGTCGACGACCATGATCTTGCCGGTGTTCTCAGCCCCGCCGAAATGGCGGCGCACCCACGCCGCAAGCTTCACGAGCCCGGCTTCGCCGATCGCGCCGTCCGTAGAAAGCACACCACTCGGCCGGGCGCCATTGCGGTGGAACATCGCGTGGCTCTCTTCCGTCGCCAACGCCAGACCGATTGCCTCGGCAGCGTAACGAACGATGTTCAACCCCTCGATCGTGTCCCAGGACGGCCCTTTTACATGCCAAATCTGATCGCCAGGCACCGTTTGCGTGGTGCCGTCGATGCCAGTCAGCGTATATGTCCGCGTGTAGTCCGTGTTGACCTTGCAGACGACGCGGGCGGGATCCAGCAGGATCATCTCGACGATCTCGCCGCGAACCTTGTTGAGGAACGCATAGGAGCGACCGGCCAAATCGACGTGGAAGCTCTGCGTCTCCCGAAACTCGAGGCTCGTCATCCACTCGTTCGGCGCCGTCGCCAACAGATCGTAGAGCGGTTGGTCGCGAGCTTCCCTGCGATCGACCACTGTCTTGCCGTTCACCGACTTCTCGGTTCGCTGGTAGAGCTTCCACGGTACCGTCGCGAGGCCGTCGGCGCGGACGCGGCAGCAGGCAAGCACCGTCGTCACGCTAAGAGCGGACTTCCAATTGACCGAAATGCCAGTCTTCGAGGTGGCGAATCGGCCGAAGAAATCGGCCCACATCTGGTCGACCAGACCGTAACGGCTTTCTTCCTTCCGCTCACCGCCACCGCTGAAGAGCGAACCAAAGAAGCCCTTCATGCCTGCGACCTCGGCGCTGTCAGCAACGCAAAGGCGATCATGAGCACGCCGGCGACAATAAATCCGGCCGGCGCGAAGATCAGCCACGCGCCATAAGCGATAGCCCCGGCCCCGATGAGACCGATGCCGTCACGGAGAAGCGCCGGAACAAAGGCCGCAGCGATCAAAACAGCCAACCGCAGAACGCGACCGGCGAACCTAAGGAAGCGCATACGGTTGCTCCAAATCAGAATGTGTTTGCCATCGCCTCGTCGAGGGCGGCCATTTCGGCTGCGATCTTGGCCTCGAGCGCGTCGAGATCCTCTTCGCTATCCCAGACGGACTGTTCGCCGGTTTCGCCGAGGTCGGCGGCGCCGGCGAGCATCGCCAAGACCGTCATGCCGTCGATGCGGCCACGCTGGTGCTTCTTAATGAAGAACCGATTGTTCTGGGCGTCCGGCTGGATCGCCGCGTTACCGGAGCACCATTTGGTGATCGGGCTTTCGTCGATGACGATCCGGCGCTGCAGGATCCTGTCCTCGAATTTCTGCAGCGACCGCGGCATCCAGAGCGCCTTCTTCGACTGCATGCCGAGGCGCCCCTGCCCGTGGATGATAATCTTCAGGCCGGAACCGATCTCGCCTTCCGGCTCCCAGACCCATGTTTCCAGGCCGACGTTGTCGCATGCCTTGCGGAAGTCGGTCAGGAACGCGGGGTCAACGACCATCGCGGCGACGTTGCGCTGCGCGCGGATGCGTTGGATCAAGACGGCAATGAATTCGTATTCGATCGACCGGCCGGGTACCAGATTGAGGAGCGGGGGAATGGCCGCCGCCCACTCGACATACTGGGCGTGATCTTCTTCGGCCTTTTCCTTCAGCTTCTCAGCCGGCTTCCAATATTGCACCGCCGCGTGCAGGACGTCATCGCTGTCCACCCAGCCGATGCCCAGCGCCGTTAAGTCGTTCTTTTTCGACAAATCGAGGCTGAGCAAAACGTCGGCGTCGTCGGCGTCGGCAATATCGACACTGCCCTGCACCGCTTCCCAGAAATCGAGATCGATCCAGTATTCAGACGACCCGACCGGCACGCCGAAGTAAAGGCGCTCCGTGCTCAAGCGCATGCCGACCGAGTTGCGGGCCGAGTTGACCTCGATCCTGACATTCTCGATCGGGAACGTGATGCCGAGGCACGGCATCGATTTCTTCCAGCAGCTCTCGTCTTCGAACGGCTTGTCGTTCGGATCGACGCGAGCGATGAAAGCGAACGCGGAATCATCAACCGCCTCACCGCGCAGGATGCGTTGGTGGAGCTGGCTCCATTCCGTCGCGACCGGTTGATCCGCTGCCGGCGTGTTCGTCGACATCCACAGTAGGAAATCGCCCGGCATTTTGGCGCCGGCGGATTTCCATGTCTTCAGGGCGCCGTCCGATTTCCACTCGTGTATTTCATCGGCCGCTACATAGGACGGTCGCGGGCCGTTGACCTTCTCGTCACCAGCGAGTGATCGGAACTTCGATCCGCTCTCTGGATGCTCGAGCATCCATATCATGTCGCCGGTACCGCGCGTCAGAATCGTGCCGCGCGAGACGAGGCTTTCGCCGTCGAACTCCGCCTCCGGCATTTCCGCCAGCGCCATCGCCGCGGCGTCGCCGAACAAGACGTTCGCCTGGTTCCGGTCCTTCGCGATCGCATAGCACTCAGCGCGCGGGATGCCTCGAAAGCCCATCGTGTAGAGGCCTAGCGCCGCCGCGACCGGCGATTTGATCTGGCCCTTTCCGGCTTCGATCCATGCCGTTCGGTACCGGAGACGGTTGCTGTCCTTTCGGTACCAGCCGTAGAGCGAGCCGACGACGAACGTCGTGTAGCTGGGCAGGTGGAATGGCTCTCCGGCCTTCGCTCCTGCCGTGACCGTGAGGCAAGACGGGAAAAAGCCCAGAGCTTTCCTGGCGGCTTCAGGCCGCCATTCAAGGCCGCGTTCGTGGCAGGTTTTCAGATCGTTCAGATGCCGCTGGCAAGCCAGTCGGCCGAAATGTCCGGACGTGACCCAACCGTCGACGACTTCCTGAGCCCAGAATGTGACGGGATCACTTACTTCCAAGGTAGTCATCGGCGGCGCGCTTCTTCCTTCCGGATCTTGGCGGCGCCTTCTCGGCTCGGCCGCGCTCGGTCGGCGGGATGCCGAGTTCGCGCTCGGCGGCCATGACCCGCTTCATCGCAGCGTCGGCGATCGCCTTGTAAGGGTTGTGCATCATAACTTTCGTCTTCGGTGCTGGCGTCATGACGCCGTAGCGGGCGACGTGCGCCTCGGCCAATTTCCAGTCGGCGTAGGCGCCGGCCGCCATTTCGATCAGCACATCATTGTCGACGTCCAAAAGCCCTTTTCGAGCAAGGCTTTGCGTGAGAGTCTTCCAGCGTTCGCTTGCGATCTTCGCGCGACGTTTGCCCCATTCCTTCACGTTGATAGTCATAAGCCAGTTCGGCTCATCGATTTCGACGTCCGGCACTTCGGCACCGGGGAACGGGCCCGGCACCACATTCGATGGCGGGGTCGGGTTGGGTTTTCTGCCTCGCATTCCAGCGATCCTCAGGTGAATATTTGGACTGCTTGAAACACGCAGATACCGTTGTACGATCTACCAAGTAATGGTTGGGGAAACTCTATGAAGTCTGACAAAAGAAAGTGGATATTGGCCGCCGACCAGGCAAGAACCTTTAAGGAGGATACAGAGCAGAAACGAAGAAACCATTGGTGGGAACGATTTGCGGTACTCGTCTCTGCGCTCGCATTAGTTGTCTCAGGAATCAGTACCGGCATCGCTGCATACCAAACGAGCTTGATTAAAGATCAGCTCACAGCAACGGACAGAAACAGGGCCACTGAAGCACTTTACGATGCTGTTGTTCAGACTTGCGACGTCGTACTTAAAGCGATGCCATACGGAAGTAAGGGCGGACCCTTCAAGCGTTTGAGTGGCCCTACGGACGGGAGTGCTCCGTCGCTGACAACCATCAGCCGATCAAATTTGGAGCGGATGTCAAATGGAGATCGAGCTGCTGTGCTCGATCGGATGAATGAGGCGCGTTCCGCAGTTAGTCACGCCCATGCGCACCTTCAGCTTTGGATACCCGCGGAGCGGCAAGATAGCCTTGACCGACTCATGGGCGGAATAAACCTCCAAATATCGCCAATCACTCTAAAATGGGACAAGGATCCCGACCAATTTTACATCTGGCTTCTGCAATCTCGTTGGTACTGCACAGCGATTCCCGAGAGTGTCAGCCAGTGGGCACTAGGCGAGGAGCCTTACCTAAACGCCAAGAACACCATAATGTTTGACGACGATCCTAGACTGATCGCGAAATAATCATCGTGAGGGCGCTTTCGGACCGAAAGGGGGGCCTCGTATTTTGATTGCTGCGAACATGAAGGCCCCGGACGGTGGCGCCCCCCACCCGCTCCAGACATTCGACCGCCCCCCCGGGGGCTATCGGCGAGGCGGCGGCGCTCGATCTGGGTTTGGGTGGAGGTCTTGACCGATGACCACTGAAACGCGCTGGTTCACTTCGAGCGCTTCCGCTGCCCTATTCAGATCCGTTGCGCGGGCGTCGAGCACGTTGGCCTTGCTGTTGTGAGAAGCAGCTTCGTTCAGCAGGGCGAGCGCTGTCCGCCTGCTCTTGTCTGCTAGCTCGCGATCTGCTTTCGCCTGCTCACGCAAATGGATGATCGCTTCGTTCAAGGCTTGCTCCTATGCCAAGGGTGGCGAGGGTCGAGGGGCGCACCGTCCACGGTGCAGCCCTGCACCACGACATTGCCACCACGTCGACGAGCTCCGCCGCGTTGCTCTTTCACCTGCCTGTCATGATAGCCGCAGAATGTGCGCGTGTTGCCGATCACGTCTAGGGCCGTGGGATGATCCACATTCGGGCGGGTGACGACATGGTCGCAGACAAGGCGGTCAGTCCGACCGCAGCCAGGCACAACGCAGCGCCAGCCGTCGCGGTCATGGGTGGCGCGCTTGAGCGCCTTCCAATGTGTGGAATCGTAGTAGCGGTTGCGTGCCATTGCAGCATCTGCCCATGAAATAGGCGTCCTAATCACCAGCGAATGTTGCATTCTCACCATGAACGCGATTCATGGAACATCATTGAACGCACCGTCTTGCGCCTAAAAAGCTTTGGCGCATTATGCGGCAGCAGGCAGCACCGCTTTCTTTTGGTGAAAGGTGCGCCATGCAATCCGACAGTCTCACGATTTCCGTTCTCGGAATGAACGCCACGGCAAGCGGGCAATTTGCCATTGCTGCATTGGTGGCGATCTTCGCAACCGTCGCCCTGCTACGTCTTCGGAAATGAAAAAGGCGGCCAACCCGGAAGGGCGACCGCCTGTCGATAGACGCAAATCAAGCATCCGCAGCGATATGACTCGTTAACTCGAAATCTGTCAACACCCCCTGCTGAACCTGAACGCCATCCTCAAGCCCTCAACCCGTCACCCGATTACCTATCTCAAAACCCTGTAGAGAGGCGCTTGATAGCGCCTCTACTAGGTTAAGATATAAAAATTCCGCGCGTGCGTGCGCGAGGCCGCTGCCGATTTTCCGCGCTTTTTCCGCGACCTTTCCGCAGGGCGATTTCCACACCCCTTATAGAGTAACGCAACCAGCCGCGTGAAAAGCCGATTTTCCGCATTTCTTCCGCACATATTCCGCTGATCTTCCG